TATCAGAGGGTCGCTCAAGTTGGGGCAAGTCAAGCTCGACGCACTCGAAGTCGTTCCCGGGCTCCCCATAGCATAATCCTGGATAGTTTTCATAACCGACGCGAAACTCACGCTGTTGAACGTTTCTTTCACGTAAAAACTGTCGTTTGTGCTGGTCGAGACGACGGGTTGATTGTCAATTGAATAAATCTCGAAATCCAGACAACGGACGCCTTGCTTAATCACTGCTTTTAAATTGCAAATGTCGACCACATCGTTTTTGTACGAACCCCCGCTGCACGCATTGTAAGCAGTTTTGATGTAGTAATCGTATAAATTTCCACTTAAATCGCTTACGCCCGATGATATGGGAGATATATTTCCATCGACGGTCGAATACAGATTGTTCATGTAACTGCACTCAGTATTGTTGAGCCGCGTTAATTTTATTATATACAATACCAAAACCAATAGAATAATTAATATCATCGCTAAAATCATATACGAAACAAAATCCTCGTTTAGATTTTTGAGCGTGTTTACAATATCATTCATTTTCGTTGACATTCTCTAATATACCTTTTTATTTTTTCATTTGTAGTTTAGTGCAATAAACACCAAAGGGTTTAAAAAATAAATAATTATATATCTATATGGCTGGTGGACTAATGAATTTAGTGAGCGAAGGTCAGCAAAATATAATATTAAATGGTAACCCAAGCAAGACATTTTGGAAGAGCTCCTTTCAAAAATACACAAATTACGGAAAACAAAATTTCAGGTTGGATTACGAGGGGACGCCGCAACTGAGGCTAACCGAAGAATCGACGTTTGTATTCAAAGTGAAGCGATACGCCGATCTCTTGATGGACTGTTATTTGTCAGTCTCTTTGCCAAACATATGGTCCCCAATTCTTCCGCCTCAAACTGTGAACAATACGTATACCAACTGGCAGCCATACGAGTTCAAATGGATCGACAATCTGGGAGCACAGATGATCAGCAACATACGAATCACTTGCGGAAACCAAACTCTCCAGGAATTTTCCGGACAATATTTGCTATCCGTTATTCAAAGGGATTTTAATACAGATAAAAAAAATTTGTTCAACGAGATGATAGGTAACGTTCCTGAGTTGAACGATCCGGCCTTGATATCGGGTTCGTATCCAAATGCGTATTATACGGATAGTCCCGCCGGCGCGCAGCCGTCGATCAACGGTCGAATTTTATACATACCCATGGGCGCTTGGTTCAACTTGAAGACACAACAAGCTTTTCCTCTTGTCTCCCTTCAATACAATGAGCTCCAAATTCACGTTACGTTTCGACCCATCAATCAGTTGTTTCGAATTCGCGACGTGTATGACGTAGCCAATAATTTTCCTTATGTGGCCCCCAATTTCAATCAATTCTACATGCAAATGTATCGGTTCCTGCAGACACCACCCGATATAAATTTGGCGATTGATTCTTATGTGGATACGCGGTCGGTGTGGAATGCCGACATAAATCTAAACTGCACGTATTGTTTTCTCTCGAACGATGAATCGAGATTATTTGCAAAGAACGAGCAAAGGTATATGTTCCGGCAAGCACACGAGAGAGTTTTTTACAATGTAACTGGACAAAACAAGGTGGACATGGATTCGTTGGGATTGGTGAGCAGCTGGATGTTTTACTTTCAAAGATCCGACGTGAATTTGCGCAACGAATGGTCGAATTACACAAATTGGCCATACAATTCAATGCCCTATGGCGAGATGCCGGCCGACCCAAGTGGGCCTTTCCCAAATCCCGAGCCTCCGCATACTCCAGCGACCTTGGGTCCTGGTACGAACCCAGACGGATCGCCATCGGGCCTTATGGTGAGCGGCGTATACAATCCCCAGAACACCAAAGATATCTTGGTGGGTCTAGGAATACTTCTCGACGGTCAATATCGAGAGAATATCCTACCGGCTGGAGTTTTCAATTACGTTGAGAAATTCACAAGGACTGGGGGAAACGCTCCAAATGGATTGTTTTGTTACAACTTTTGTTTGAACACTTCGCCCTACGATCTGCAGCCGTCGGGCGCAATGAACATGAATCGGTTCACAGACATACAGTTCGAGTTCACGACGATAACTCCACCACTCGACCCGTTGGCGCAAGTGCTTACGATATGTGATCCGGAGAGCGGCGAGATTGTCGGGATCAACAAACCGACGTGGCGGATATACAACTACAATTACAATTTGTATGTGATCGAAGAGCGAATCAACGTTGTTACGTTTGTCGGCGGCAACGCGGGTTTGATGTATGCGACATAAAAAAATGGGTGTATATTTTTCAAATTGTTATTTACACCGTATTGTATACGAGTTCGTCGAGCTGATATTTCGACAATGTCCCATCGTTTAGGAACGACATTATGTCGCAAATATTATCTTGAATGATGGTCGTTTCGTCCTTGATTGCTCGAATGATCTCAGTCGTATCTAGAATACATTCCGGTATCGTGTAGTGAGTGTAGTACAGGTCGAGGAAATCTTTCGTATGTTCAATGAATGGTTGTTGTTGTCTTACAAACAAATAAAGATCGCTAATGCATTTGTCGATAACATCACTTTTTCGCAAATCATAAAGTGTTGTCAAATTATTGAATATTGACTGTATTTGATTTGGGAGGGCCCGTTCAAGTCGACGTTGTTCGCCGTATACGAAATCGTGGATTTTTTCGTCGGTAGCACAGTAATCATTCGTTAGTTGATAACACGCTTTTTTGTGTTTAATTTCTTTTTCAAGTTCGTCCTTTTCTTCGCCGTTCGTCATGTTTTGTAATTGAATTTGTTGTTTTAGCAATATTATGTATTGGTCGTAATAGTTTGCATTCCCTTCAACGATTTGAACGATGCAGTCAAAGTGACTGCACGAGTCAAAGTAATCTTGAATATCCTCCATATTTTTCTCAACTAGGTCGAATTTACTTTGTTGGTTGGCTCTCGCGAGCTCGAGTAGTTCTGTCGTCAAGATCTTAGCCCTTTTCATAGCGCATTCTAATTCTTCTTCCAACGACATTGTTTCTTCTTCCAACGACATTGTTTCTTCTTCCAACGACATTTGATTATTATTGGTGGTAAAATAATAATCAAAACAAATTCAATTTTTTACGAATTTGACGGAAACGGACCATCGTCTACAAATTCGCCCGTGAGCGTGTAACGTTCTGGATATTTTGTGGCGTCCTCCGGTTTGTATCGCCTATTAAATTCGCTGCTGCTTTCATTGAAGGATGATCTCCAGACGTTGGTGCCAAAATCGGCAATTGCAGCGCGAGTTCCAATGTCACTCGTCAAGGATGAGTAATTGGGTGTTAACCCAGCTGTCATATTACCGGCATCGTTGTCCCCCGGAATCACTGCACTTTGTTCGGGTGTTAACGGCGGCACATACGGCTGACAGCCGGGACAATCGATGTCCGCGAAGCACTGTTGTCCAGTGTTCGAACAACGGGCCGTGGGACCACAAAAGTTTTTGCAACTGTAGGTCGTCGTCAACGGCAGATTCACCGTGTTGGTATTGCCTGATGAGAACCCCTCCGCAAATTTAAACGTGGAAACGAAAATGACAAACAAAACAAACAAAACAATGATGATGTAGCGATTTTTCATATACAATTGGAAAATATTTTATTTAGAGCAAAGACCCGTAATTTTAAATCTCAATAATGTATAAGTAATGTCTTCGACACCAGATTTGGATGAAAAAAAAGAAGTCCCGACAAAAACAAATATAACTGGTATTGTAAGTTTCCTTAAATTATTCATATTCTTGACCATGGTTATCTTGTTCTACTTTGCATCGGGGGGGCTTGTTTTATACGCGTGCAAATTGGCTCAATCAAACATACTGCCTACCGACGTGAATTGTTATCCTTACACGGATGACGTGCCTTCTATAAAGCCGGTAACGTCGAATATTTTCAAAACGTCCATGTTTGCGGAACCGCAACAGTCTATGAAGATCAACTTCCAGTACGATGATGCAAACAAAAAGAATATTTTTCTGGATACGCTGCGCAATTTCAAGAATCAACCCGATACGAACTTCCTGTCAAACTATTTTGTCTCGATTGTCGAAAGTTTAATGAGTTTCAACAACGCATCTTTCAATTCGGTGTTGTCGATGATGAACGAACATATTCCCGAATCGGTCATTGTTTTATTGGGTCCATTGTTGATGGCGTTTGCATCAAATGTGATATTAATCATGGACAACATCTACTTGATGTATTTGTGGATATCGAACATGGGCCTCTTTTTCCAGAGGAACAAAAACACAAATGATGCAATGAAACCCGACTGGAAACCAGTGACATTTGGTGAACCCGGACAGTTTATGTTTTCCTTGTGGCTAACATCGGTGTTTCTCACAATTGGGGTCATTCTTGTCATATTCGCATTCCCGCTCGTCGCAGTTTTACCATTTGTTACGTTTGTCGTGACTATATGCTCCGGTTTATCGTATAAAGGAGAAATGACAGACTCGTCGACAAAAGTGTCCGCCGGGACAATAATTGCTCGTTTATTTAAATACTACAAGGTCGCAATCATGTCGATCATCAGTTTCATCGTTACCATAAGCGCATTTTCACGAATGGGAACCGTTGAGGGTATATGGTCTATTGTGATTGCGGCGTTGATTATATGGGGAGTTGTTACGATAGACGTCTTCAAACCTGAAACCCAAAACTATTTGTCTGCATTAGTCAGCGATGCACAGGCAATAAAGTCAAAATGTCGGGCAAAGGTAGACGGGAAACCGGACGGCAAAGGCCTTTGGTATAATTTGACACATCCCCAATATTTGTTTC